CAACTGGTGTGGTAGTTACTGGTGTAGTGTCTACAGGTGGCACGACTACTGGTGTAGTGTCTACAGGTGGCACGACTACTGGTGTAGTGTCTACAGGTGGCACGACTACTGGTGTAGTGTCTACAGGTGGCACGACTACTGGTGGTTCAACTGTTACAGGTGTGGGTGCTGGCGCAGGAGCAGGAATTGCATTAATTACTGCTTGTGCTGTAGCAATGACTGTTGGGGCTGCCAATACTGATTCTACTGCTGTTGAAACAACTGCAATATCTGCTACTTTTGTAGTTAATGTTGTAGTTGCTGTCTCTAATGCAGTCACAGTATTTTGTGAAACAGTTGCTACTGGTGCAATAACTGTATTTGTATTTGCTGTATTTGTTGCAACAACGGCTGTAATTGCTGAGTTTAATGTAGCAATTTGTGCGTTTGCTGTATCAATTGCTGCCAATACTGTTGCATTGTTTGGATCTGGGGCAGGAGTAAATTCAGCGCCTTGACTGATTGTTCCAGTAAACCCTGTTGTAGTGCTTGTATTAACAATAGGAGTTAATGTACCTCCAGTAGCTTCTCTTACATTAAACCTAGCCCCATTTGGAATAGGACCAGTTACGCTAACGTCTGCTTGCCATGCACCATCTGAAGGATTAACATCCGCATTAAATCTAACTTGAGTCATTTGTGTCTCGGCGGTAGTTAAAGGATAAACTCTAAGATCCCAGGCAACGCTCAGTGTATTAGTAGTTGTTGAGTATGTAATTCCAGATCCATTACTCCATGTAGTCCAGTCGTATCCTGCTATAGATATAGAAGGTGCATTAGGAGTTGTATGATATGTACCACCTTCATTTACTCCAAAAGTAATAGTTGCATTGGATCCAACATAAACATTGTTATATGTGACTCCACCCATTTGTAAATTAAATGGAAGGTTCATGCGGATACCCGCATCATCTGTATTTGCTAAAACATTTGATGTTGTTCCAACTGTGGCTACCAAAGCATTGACTGCATCTTGAGCATTATTAATAGCAACATTTGCCTGAGTTAATTGTGTCTGTGCCTCTGTAGTTGCGGTAGTTGCTGCTGCTACTGCCGTGGTTGCAGTTGCTACCGTTGCTGTTGCTTCAGTTACTGCTGTCTGTGCTGCTTGAACTGTAGTGGAGGCTGTTGCAGCCTGTGCTACTTCTGTTGCAATTGCTGTTGCTACTTCTGTAACTGTAGTTGGGGTCTGTGTCATTAATGGGGTTGCTGTTGCCAATACCGTTGCAGTTGCAGCCTCAACCACTGGAGTTGCTGCCGTGATAGCCGTTTGTGCTACAGCAACTTCTGGAGTCTGTGTTGTTGCGGTTACAGGTATTGCTGCAATTGCTGTGGTTACGGCAGTTACTACGGTAGTAACGTCTTGTGTTACTGTTGCTGCTGTTTCTACAACTGTGGAAACATTTGATACTTCTGCTACGGCAGTGGTGGCTGCTGTGACTGCAGTAGTTGCTGCTGCTACGGCCGTGTTAGATGTTGTTACTGCCTGTACTGCAGTCGCAATAGTTACTGTTGCTGTATCTGAGGCTTGTGCTGCTTGTGCTACTTCTGTTGTTGCAGTTGCAATGGCTGTATTTACTGCCTGCTGTGCAGGGCTTACAACAACCTGCTCTGCTGGAGGCGGGACATCATTGGCATGGGCCAGATCAGCTGGAGAGAATATCATCCATAATGTTAAAAATAACCCCACTAACCCTGATCTGATTAGTATGTTTTTAATATTTTTCTCCTTATATAGCCCTAGTGGTGGATATGACTAATAAGTTTATTATACCATTTTTATATAAAAAGAAAGAGGGCTGGCACTTAGCCAACCCTCTAACTTATTAAGTTAAGTTACTTCTTTAGAGCAACCTTAGCCTTTGGATTCTTTGCGTTCCACTTCTTTGCAAGAGCGTTATACTCTGCAACATAAGTTGCCTTCGCAAGATCTGCAGAAGCCTTTGCTGCTGCTAGTTCTAATGCTGATGCAGTTTTTGCATCTGCAAGTGCCTTGTCTGCTGCAGCCTTTGCAAGTGCTGCGTCTGCAGTTGCCTTAGCCAGTGCTGCATTTGCTGTTGCAAGTGCTGCATCTGCTGCTGCTTTAGCAGCAGTTGCTGCTGTTGCTGCTGTTAATGCATCTGCTGCACGGGCAGCAACTGAGGCTGCTAGTTGTGCAGTAAGTGATGCATTGATTGTAGCAAGATCAGAAACTGTAACGAACTTTGTAACAGACTTAACTGCTACTGGAAGTCCATCAACATCTGTTGCTGTAATTGCAAAGTTAATTGCTGCATTGCCCGCTGTTGCAGGATATGTAACTGTAACCTTTGAGATACCAGTTGTAGTATCTGATGCTGCTGATGCAACTGAAACTGTTGCTCCAATAACTGTAACTACTGGTGTAGTTGCTGTTGGAATGTTTCCAAATACGTCTGTTACCTTTGTTGAATACTCAACAACGGCTGAAGTATTTGCATTTGCTGCTACTGTTGTATCTAGGTTGTAAGCAGGACCTGCTGTACCCTTAACATAATAGACATAAACATTGCCAGCGTTTGTAATTGTTACAGTGCCAGTAGCAGTTGACTTTGTGTAAACATAAAATTCTGCTGTTGTGCCTGTTCCAGTATTAACTGAATATGATGTAACTCCTGAAGCAGAAGTTACTGGTGCAGTTGTTGTGTGAAGTGCTGGCACAATAAATGCTCCTGATGTTACAACAGAAACTACTGTTCCTGTGTCAACACCAGTTAGAGCAAACTTAACTGCGTCCAATACTTCTACCTTGTTGTCAGATGGAACAGTTACTGATGCTGCACCTGCTAGGGTATTTGCATCTGTGTCTGCAACTGCGTTTACAGTTACTGCAATAGTTGGTACAGCGTGTGCTGGAACCATTGCAAGTACTGTACCAGCCAAGGCTGCAGCCATGACTAGACTAATCTTCTTAAATGAATTCATTCTTTCTCCTTGTTAGTTTTATCTGATACTTTGACCAGAATGTTAAATTAAATTAAAACCATCCAAAAAATCCCTAACATCGTCAGGCATCTTCCGATTATCTAATTCTACCATACCCCTGTCTTTCTCTGCAAGTCGTGCTGAAGTAGACCAGGTATGGACTTCTATTTCTGTATTATTATTCTTTGGTGTATGTGATATTGCTCCAAATACCGCACCAGTTACGGCATCTGCTAAGTCCTTAGATTTTTTACGGGGGTGATCAACACGATTGCCCTTCATAATTTTAAGTTCTGACATTTCCTCTAACAGGATAGGGATTCTTGGAATAGAAACACGCTCTTCATAAATCATCATAGCAAGATCTTCGTAGTGCTTCTTGGCAACAGAAACTGTCTCAGTTCTAATTCCAACGGCCTGCAACTCATTTTGAATATCAAATGATTGCCAACGGTCAAAGGAAACCATGCCAATATTAAAACCTTGTCTACGCAAGTTCATAATCCATTGCTTAACTTCAGATAGATTAACTGGGCCTTCTGCTCTTGGCTCCCACCATGCTACTGCATCTACTACTACAATTGGTGCTACTTGTTCGTAATCTTTAATTACCTGAATATTTACCCACTTATCTACGTGAGCAATAGCAACCGCACACTTGTCATGCTTTTGTGCAAGGTCAGCATGTATGTAGTATGTTTTTTCTGGATCTGGTACAAATGTTTCGTCAAACCTTCTAAATGAATCTACTGGGTTTCTAGTGTTCATGCACTTTTCAACCTTGTCAATTTGCTTAAAGAAAGCATCAGATGAGTATGTTGGCATACATGCAAAGCGCATCATTGCATCGCCAAGATCAGTATAGAATGCTAGCTTAAAGTCTTCTATCTTACGGGTTGGATTTACTTCCCATGTAGGTCTTTTGAATGCGTATACCCTTGGAATTTTGTACTGAAGAATGTTATCTTCGTCCCACGAAATTTGAAATTGATTTCCTGGATCGGTGTGAGGCAGGTCTTCGTTCATAATAAAAGTATGTGTTCGTTCAATTGTTTCTTTATCTGCAATAACTGATTCATACCTTTGTGAAATAAAGTCACCTTGATATCTAGGGAAGGAAAGCAAAACAACTTTTCCAAGGTCTGGGAAACGAGAGTCTACTGATCCACGAAATGCTTTATAAATATTATCAGCAGTCTTACCCTGCTCATTGCCAGAGGCTACCTCACTTACAAAACCAGAAATCTCATCAAGCACTGCCATGAGCAAGTTCAAACCCTCATGAGATTCTCTTTCTGAGTGTCCAGAGTAAACGGTAATTGCTTTATCAAATTCAACTGAATCAGCCTTAGCATTATACTTTCCAGCAAACCAAGGGGACTTTTCAATCTTTGTTTTAAAACCTTTAAAGAAAACGTTCTTTGCTTGTTGTGCGTTAACAGCAACGTTAATAATATCAATAGCATCTCCAGCAGGCTTGCCATAATAAGTCGCAGGGTCTTTAAGGCATAATAGTTTATACACTACATATGCACAGGCTACTGTTGATATAAAATCTTTACCGCTACCCTTGCCAAGTTGAAGGATTAGTTCGTTTTTTGTATACTTAGCAAAATGTCTTGAGCCTTCAACATCACCCATAATCTCTATCAAATCTTCTTTACGATAGATCTGGCTCATTGCTTCAACAATTTCGTATTGAATATCAGACAAAAGTGGTTGACCAAGGTAGTCAGGTGACTGGACAAATGTCTTTACGTCAACTGGAGTTTCAACAAAGTGATTCTCTTTTAATACTTCAAGAAAATCATTGAACATCGTGGACAACAGTAATCACTTCTCCTTCTTTTGCAATAACAGAAAGTCTCTTCATTATAATGTCACGTACTTCTGGATGCTCTGAGGCAATGTCTCTTAAGATTCCAACAAGAACTTCTTGTCGTCTTTCAATTTCAATCATTTCTTCTGCTAGTTCTTTGTTCTCAAGAAGACCAGCCTTTTGTAGCATATCAATTCTTCTTGATTCAATGTCTAAAACTAACTTAATTCCAGCAGTTTTAGCACCAAGATTTGTTGATAGGCTTGCCTCATCAATAACCTCGTATGCTTTTGTAATTAATTTTGTATAGTGTGTGTCTGCTCCAACCAAAGCCT